GTATCTGTGAAACTATCCTGTGATTTTTCACTCGTTACGCTAATATCATAAGCGGATCGTATTATCACACTACTTGTTAAAGCAATTGATCTAACTTCTCCTGAATCCAATTCTAAGAACTTACTATCTTCTAACGTATCATTCACCTTAAACTTAATTGTGCCGTCTCTTTGGCTTGTTGATACGTTCTCAACATCAAGTGTTACTACAATTTCACCTGTAAGCGGTACAAAAGCTTTTCTTGATGTGTCCACTTGGAAATTTGATAATGTGAAAACATCGTTAGCTATTGCACCCAAGTTAACACTATCAGCAAATCCTAAAAACTCGTATTTATCCGCCTGTGGTAAACTCATGTTTATTATTAATAAGGATTACTGTTTTAACTTTCGTTCTCAAGTGTAATTCGGGTTCTGTTGTTTGTTGTTTTCTGAACTGATTTAATAACAAAATTGTTTACACTAGCAATGTTTGAAATCTCTGATCCTAAACTGATTTTATAATCAGATTCATCAGCTGTTACAATCGTGAACTTTGTATCACGGAAACTGTACTTGTTAATGATTTTTTCAGCTAAATCCTGTGCATCCTTTTGCGTGTTAATGGATTCATCCCGAATTCTTCTTGTTTCCTTGAATCCGTAAAAATCAATGGATTGCTTATTCTCCTGAATAACAGTTACATTATCACCAACTATTTTTGCCACGTTCTTAATCTTATCAGCTCGGAAATCCTTATCCTTCTCTAATATTTTATCACTTGGAATTGAAGATTCCTCAGATCCTGTGTTAACTGTTTTTACAGTATCACCATCAACCACTATGTATTCATCAATCTTACTGTTTATTTTACTGATAGCACTAGATAAACTTTCATTAAATTTTCTTATCGTTTCGGAATCACTTGAAACAGAAACATCACCTACTGTTAAATCAATCGTATCCCGTGAAACCACGTTGTAAGTTTCAAAACCTACACCATCAATTGCAAAAGCTCTATCACCTTGAAGTTTACCGTTTGTATTCGCTCGGAATTCTAGAACATCATCTGTTGATACATTAACCTGTTGCGGTTCAGCTTTCTCCCGCCGTAACTTCAATTGCTCGTATCCATCCAAGTTTGAATCCGGCCTCCATAAGTAACTATTACCGTTTTCTTTATATTCAACTGTGAAAGTGAAATCACCTTTCGTGTTAAAGTAAGCGTTGAAAAACAATCTTTTGAATTCATCAGCTTTATAATCTATGTTCTCGAATCGGGCAACTATTGTTCCGCCTGTTTTCTTTTCAACACCTGCAAATATAGTATCGTCACCTATTTTTTGCTCATCCTTTCGCTGTAAATTCGATTGCTCAAAATAGAATTTTGAACTATCACCGCCCTCTAAACTACCTGTAACATTTGATGTTATATCTCCTGTGTTCACGAAAAGCTTACCTGTTTCTTTAATATCTTCTTGAATCAAACTTGTGATAATAGATTCAGAATTCTCATTATAGAAAACACGGCCTTTTGTTTCTTCTCCTTTCATCTCTGTAATCTTACCTTTAACTTTCAGTTCTTTCGGCTCTGGCTCGAAATTGAAATCTACGGCCAACCCTTCAAACAAAACTGAACCATTCTCCTCAATAGTTATTGTTTCATTCGGGTTTATCTGCTCCAACTCAGATTCATCCGCTACCTGAACACGTGCCACATCCTCTTTAAACTCTATTGTTTTCTCGTATTCAGTACCCACAACAGATTGTAAATCACCATATGAATTTGCGTTAACTACCATTTGATTTAATAATATAATTCAATATGTTTTATTATATGAAATCTGTATCGGTCGCCTGAAAAGTTATTGTTAACTCAAATTCGTTTGGTTCTCTGTTAACCGCATTCTGTGATATGTTACTAGTAATTTCTGTTATTCTACCGTTGTATTCCTCAGGTGTATCCCGTGATTTATCCCATTCTAACGTGGTTGCACCTTCACTTATAGCATAATCGTTCAACGCTCTGAACAATTCCTCATCGTATCCTTTACTGTTAACGGAATATTCAAAACTGTTTGGATAGTCGGAATCCTGAATCCATGAACCGGCTTTAACAGTAATAGTGAATTCCCTTCTTTGTATCTCTAAATCAATCCCGATTATTTTATTAGCTAAATCGTCCGCTGTATCAGTTATTAAATCAGCGGTTTCAGTTCTATCAACATTTACTGAATACAAGTTAAAAACCTCGTTCCCGTTCGGTCCGATTATTCTTAAATCGTATGAATCCATGCTCTAATTTAGAAACTATATTTGTTTTATGATTTCCGCCCGAACTCGGATTGAAGTTCATCATTTACAATTTTGGCTATTCTTCTTTCATCCACATCGCCTTGCCCTCGATTATCTACCTTTACCTCCACGTTATTTTCAACCTCGTTGTTTACATTGTCGCCTGATGTTGAAACACTAGCACCTGCTGTTTGCGTGGCTGTTGATTGCGTATCACTCATTGATATGCTTAACTGATCTATTGCCTCGTTAATCCCCGGTATTTTATCAATCACACTGTTAACACCTGATATTAAACTGTTAATCCCATCTAACGCAATAGATATTGCTCCTTGTATAGAATCAATTATAATGTTTTTAATGCTGTTGAATATACTAGCAACAACTGATTTTAGCTTGTTGAAAGCGGAAACAAGTATATCAACAACCTGTGAACCTAACATTTTAATTGCGTTGATGAGGAATTGAATAGCTGTTGAACCTACATTCACGAAAACATCCACTAATGTTTCGCCGAAAGCAACAACTGAGGCTGCACTTATCGGTGTAACATCAGTTATGCCTAAGATTTCGCTGATAAGCCCAACAATCGCTGCTATCGCTACACCAATAGCAACCGCTGTTGCACTAATAGAACCGATTAAACCGCCTCCAATCACTATTATTAAGCTTTTTATAGCACTTAGTAAAGTGATAATGAAACTTGAAAGCGTTGAAACAACAGTTAACCCTTTCAGAAAAGCAACTGTTGATGCTAAAGCTCCTTTCAGCGTTCCAAGAATACCGATTAATGCACTTATCTTACCGATAAGCAAACCTATTGTATTCCCTGATATACCTAACCAACTTGCAAAACGCTGTAACTGTGCCACACCGCCACTTGTAACAGATTTAAGTGAATCTAATCCATCCGTCACACCTTGCAATCTGCCTCCTGTTTCGTCCGCCTGTTCACTCGTGCTTTGGAAACTTGATTGAACATCACCTAAACCTGATTCAACATTCTTAACACCTTGCAGGTTAACTCCAACTGATAAAGTTCCGATTGATACCATTAATAAACAATTTTGTTTAGTTGTGTTTTATGATTGCCGTTTTCTTTTCTTCTGCTCAGATTCTCGTTTCTCTTCTTTATACTGCTCTACCGCATTATGCATTTTAATCATTTCAATGCTTTCAGTATAGGAAATTTTATCTAAATCCTCATAGTTGAAACCAATCTCGGCTACTAGTAAATAACGGATAAACATCATAATATCACGTGGGTTATTCGACTGCCCTTTAACTACTTTTTTTTACTTTTCGTATCAGCATCTAATCCCTCAAGTTCTTCTAGCGGATTCCCAATCTCATTAAAAAGTTTCATCTGAAGATCGAAATCTCCTTGTGTAAGTAGTGCTGCTTTTCTATCTACTGATGTATCCTCTATTATTTTATCGAAATAATCAGGTATGAAACTTTTGAGTTTAACATCATCGTTAACCATGTTGTTATCTATTATTTCCCACATTGTTTGTGAACTTAGTTTCTGCTGATATTCAACTTTTAGCAATTTACCATTATATTCTATTTCAACCTCTTCTGTATCGTTTGATATAAAATCACTAACAGAACCGTATTCTAAATTTTCATCACTCATAATTCTTAATTGTTGGCTAATTGTAAATAAGTTATGTTAGGATTGAACTTCAATTCCTTTTGCTATGATACTAACATCCGCCTGCATCTCTTGTTCTTCCGGAAGTGGGTGCGGTGCCTCTTCAATCTTACAACCTGTTAACAGAATTGTTATTGATTGCGTGCCGTTATCGAATGTTATTTCAAGGCTGAAACCTCCATCTGTTGGGTTGATTAACTCCTCGTATAGGTTAGTGTTCTCCACGGATAGTTCAAGATCGGCTGAAATACTCGGAACTCCTAGAACCGTATGATCTGGATACCTATCTGAACCAATCCAATTTCTATAATCTGCGTTATTCTCAACATCTATTGTTAGATTCTGCAACCCATCATATGTTACGCCGTCAATATCAATTAATTGGGCATCAGCAAACTGCCATGTATCCGTGCTTTCAGTATCACGTGGCTGTTTCTTTGTCGCATCTGTACTGCTACCCTGAGCTATCAAATCAAGATCTAATGTTAAATCATCATCATCTGATGCGGTAATCGTTCCTGACTGAACTATAACACCGTTAAATGTTCTTACAAACTTATCTGAACCGTCCAGTTTTTCCGCTACTGCCTGAACGGTGAAACTAACCTTTGATCCATCATCAGATAATACAGGATTACCTGATCCGTTCCTGTCACCTAACAACCAATAAAACAGTTTATCTGATGTTGGTCTAACCGTAACATTCCCTGTATCCAATTCTTTCTGCCCTTCTTTGAGTCTATCCACTGTTCGTTTGCTGTTCTTGAATGATTCCTCGGTTATGTTGTTAACCTCATCTGGCAACTCAACTGCCTCAACAATCTGCCCAAGTGGTTCCATCTCGTTAAGGTTTTCTGAACCTACGCTCAATTCCTCAGCTGCTAATATGTAATCATTACCCTCTAAGTATAGTTTCGTGCTCATGTTAGTTTATTCCTTATTCGTTTGTTTTACTATTTCAATCAAATCGTTTGTGAAGGTTGATTGAAATAACCGCATTGGTACTGTTAAACCTTGGTGATGGTATCTCTACCGTATCCTCATAAGTGAAATAATCATAACCGTTAGGTAAATCCTTTGAACGGTTATTGTTTTCAAGAATTCTTTTTGTTTCGTCTATTAAACTGAAATCCTCTGCATCAACATCCTGTATTTCTATAATTACCTCAACCTCCCTGTTGTAAGCCGTGTTGAATATGTTAGCTGATTCTGATGTGGCATCTCCTCTTTGAATCTGTATTTCTCCATCGAACTTTTTATTTATAGCTTTACCATCTTTTTTTCTCTTGAGGAATATTTCAACATCTAGATTTGAATCAAAATTAGCTTGAAGTAAATCCCTTACTGTCGCATCAGCGTTTTTAATCTCAACCATACTTAGAAATTGAACTGTTGTTGTTTTTATTCTTCTTTCACACCGTAAACAGTTAAACCGCTGTCAATCAATTCACCTGTATCTATTTTTCCCTCTTCACGTAAAACTGCATTACTATCTTCTAAAATAGATTTTAGAATACTACGTGTTAGAGATTCGGGTATATCTAAAATATCTTTCCCCTGTTGTTCACGTGCTATATTATCAAAATCACGGTATGCGTTTATTTTCGCCTCTGTAAGGAAATAAACACCTTTTATTCCTTGTTCAGCTATCTTTTTCCGAACCGCCCAAGTAATTGAATCAATGCTGTTATATTCTTCTTCACTGGCTGTTATTGCTCCTTGTGTAATATTCCTTACAACCCATTCCCTGATCGGTTCATGCGGTGGCATAGTACCATCATAACTTGTGTCTACCTCAACGAATAAAGCATAATCAGTTGGATATAAAACAATCCCTTGTGCCTCTTCAATATTGTTAATTAATTGCTTTATTTTCTTCTCATCGAATGAGGAATCCACTTTCAAATTAATTTCTGCCATATCTATATTTGTTAATTGTTTTATCAGCCTCCTGTTTAATTCTTTTAGTGTATTCCTCAGGGTCTATGAAAAACTCATCCTCGGAAAGAATAGTGCCGAATGAATCAGAATTCACTATATCATAAACGGTTAACTTAGCTATTGCATCCTCTACATCTGGCTCTAAATAAGCATCTCGTCCATATGTGTATGATACACGAATCCGTGCACGCTCGAACAAGTTATCCCCTGCTCTGCCTGTAACTGTTTTTCGGAACTGTCGGCTTTTAATTTCTAACATGCCTTGATTAGAATAGATATTATATTCATCTGGATCTGATACTGTTTCCCAATCATCGTTAGCATCTGTTCTTACCTCAAGTTTATCAATGCTTTGAACATCAACATTAGGTAATCTTACTTCAATATGCCTTGTATCTGAACCTGTAATCCGTGGTGCTCTTGATGTTCTGTTCCCTGCTCTGTGATTCCCTATCTCGTCACTTTGCTGTGATTCCGTGGGGTTAACTTTTCTGATGTAATCATTAACCTCTAGTTTTCTAAACGCTGTTGGTGTTTCACGTTCAAAATGCCTTGTTTTGCGCTCTATAATATTTTGCACCTGTGATTCTGTCGGATTCGTGTTTGTTCCGAATTCAAAAGATCTTAAGTAAGTTTCGACTGTTGATTTGTCCGTGTATTTGTTGGAATCATTAACAGGTGTTCCCGTTACGTTCTGCATCATAATGTTTAATAAAACCTGATTCTGTTTTATAGATTAGGGTTCAAGAATAGGAACTAGATAAACGGAATACTGAATCGTTGAACAACCACTCCTTTAATCTCATCTGAACTTACAACATCATAATATAACCCGTTATCTGGCTTTGTGATATAAACCTGTTCATCAGTATAATAACTATTAACCACTCTGTGAACTTTATCTCGATAAACTATTATATCATTCAAACTTGGTTCAGAATCCTTGTTAATAACTATAAGATTCAAACCTTTTATTGTCGGGTTCATACTATCACCATCAACTAACGCTATTATATACATGTATCTAACAACAATAAGAAACTGTTTTAAAAACTATGCTGTAAAAACTTATTCAGTTTAGGTTCTCGTATTTCGCAACGTGCTCTTGTGATTGGGCAACTAGGCATCCGAATTCATGAACGTGTATTGGCTGTTCAGTATCACCAACAGCTGCACCTTGACCACGTGCCTGAACCTCCATTGTTTCGCCTTTAAGTAGTGCCAAGTAGTGGGAACTACCATCTAGCACATAAAGTTCACGATTACCTGAGGTTTTATCAAGTGAATCAGTTTTCATAACCGGAACGCCGTCCACGTTAAGAACTTGGAAACCGAAATCAAGTTCCCCATCACCTTCTACGTTTGTGTACCTCTGGAAATCTCTTAGAGATTTCTTCAATTCACCGAATGAACGAACATCAGTAAATGCAACCGCTGATGATGCATCACCGTTTCGTGCTTCAACTTCTGTGATTAGATCCGTTACTTTATCCTCATCGGCAACCTCGCCTGTTCCATCGAAAGTTTGCCCTGCTGTGATCCAATCATCAATACCCCTGAATCCATCAGGATCTGCACCTGCTTGACCCTTGAATATCTGCTCGTCCACATACTCCCTTACCGCTCGGGATAGCTCTTCAACTAAACGATCTTCAGGGTTAAGCCCTGATCGGGTAAGCTGGATTCTGTCCGTGATTGTATCCTTAGCACCGTAACTGATCACGTTATATTCTCGTCTAACATATCTGTTACTAGCTGCTGTTTGCGGATCCTGAATATCTCCTCCCTCGTTAAAGGAATCTGCTTCAATCCGCTCTACGTGCTCATCTATCTCTACACGGTCACTTGTTATTCCAACTTGTGGCAACATTTCAGCTGCTGGTGTTCGTGATGGGTCGCTGGAAACAACTTCATCACTAACGTGAACAGGGATTATGTAAGTTGAGGAATCCACGGCTTTCTGGATAGCTACTTGCATATCCTCTTCTTTTCGTGCATATTCATCTATTCTGTTAAACTTCTCTTCCCAATTTCCGCCCTCTGCCATAGCCTTCCGTTTATCTACTGGCTTTCCGGCCATTAGTCCAAGAGGATCAGATATTACAACTTTCTCTGCGTTCTTACTTTTTACAAAATGCTGTATCGGTGAATTAGGGGTGCCCCTAACTCGTCCGTTACTCTTTGCTTGATGTTTTCTTGCCATACGTGTATCTATTAAAACGGGTTAATGTTCTAATGTTAAGATTGGAAACTGTAAAAAGAATAGTGTAATTAACTGTAATCAAACCGTAATCGGTTTTAACTCCAATAATCCCGCATTATCTTAACATCCTCATCTACATCCTCATCCTGCTCTGAACCTGTTTCAACTGCTTGTGCTTCTTCTGTTCCTTTCCTATCTATTTCCCTGTTCTTCTGCTCGGATTCTTCTTCTGATGTTTCCTCTGTTTCCTTCTGTTCCTCATCTTCTACCTGTTTATCTTCTTCACCGTGGTATGATTGATCCTCTTCTTCTTCATCCTCGGAATCCATACCCTGATCCTCTTCATCGTCTCCCATTAGTTCAGCGTGTTCCTCTTCAATAGCTTCTAGCCTTTCAGATAGATCCTCAATCATTCCCATTATATCATCCATATCTGCTTTTTCCTCGGATTCCTCATCTTCTTTTGATTGTTCCTCTACCTCATCCTCAGGAACACAATTTGGAACCTCTCCATCTCCATTTGGATCTGGCTTCATGCCTACTTGTACGTATCCATCCCAGCATGGATCCTCTTTCTGTGATTGTTTCTCTGCAATATTTTCTAGTGCTTGTTCAAGTGATTCTACAAGTTTATCTTGTTCCATAATATCATTATTGCTTTGCCCTTGTTTTATCTCTTTGTTGTCAACCTCGTAATATTCAGGGTCGCCGTGAATGGAATATCCTGTAATTTCGCCTGATTTTACCTCTGCCCATGTTTCAGAATCGGTGAACTTAACCTCAACCATCCAAGTATCCTTAGGATAGCTTACACTGTCACCGTTTACTGTTTCAAACTCTTTTGGTTCGTCTAGCGTGTAAGATTCGGCTACGAATCCACGTTCCTGCGTTGCACTATCCCATTGTAACGGTGTTTCGTGCTCTTTATCAACCTCATCTGTGTTTTTGTTTTTCATAAACTGATGTGCTGCCTCAACTACAACCCACGGTGGCTGCATATCGTTCTCCTTATCTTTCACGGGAACCATTGCTGGGGCCTTAGCTACCTGCCTTTCATCGTCCGCCTTCATGAACTTAATCTCCTTCATATCAACTTTATCTTTAGCATCCTCAGATTTTAGTGATACGAAACTACTAAAATCAGCCGGATCCGAAACTGCACTGATAATATCTACTTTTAAATCCGTCCATACAGTCCGTGCACTTTCAATCTCTTCTTTATGCTCTTCAAACCATTCTTTAGCCGTTTCTTTATCTACGTAATAATCATTCCAATCTACATTCCCGAATACTTCTTGAAATTCTACCATACTATCAAAAAGCGTTTACTTCTGTTTTACTGTTGATTTTCTTTCCCTACCTACTCCTAATTCAGTAAGCTCGGAATCTGATAAGTGTTCCGCTGAAACTACGCTGTAATTATCCTTACTGTACCCTTTACTTTCTAGGAATTTACTGATAACAATCTCTGCTTTGCTTTGATTAGAATTCTTATAAAAAACATATCTTTTTCTGAATATTATCAAACCACTATCTGTTAACTCCTCTGCCTCGTCACTTACTCTTGGTTTATAATTAATATCCTGTTTATTCAAATCAATATAAGTTTGTAATCTTTCGTAACTCATCGGCTCTGTTTCAGATTGGTAAAACTTTTTCAATTCAGAATCATCAAAAATTGTTCTACGGTTCGCTCTTAAATTCATGTAATTAATGATTAACTTGTGATTGTAAATTAGTTTTGTTTATGCTTTCACTTTCGATTATTTCATCACGCATTATGTAAGGCATTTTCTCATACTTTCTGCTAACAACATCATGATTATAACTTGATTCAACAACATCAAAATATACACGTGAACCGTAAATCTGTTTCACGGTAAAAACAACTGAGGTTCTATCAGTTACAACCTCGAATGAATCACCTATGTGAACCTTACACATATGTTGAATGAAAAGGTATTATTGTTTTATTGTTGAAATTGCCGTGAACGGGCAACATCAACCTTTGCCTTAACGCATAAAATGTTTGATAGAGTTCAATTCAATTTTTTGTTTATTATGCGGTTCGGCTACCCTGTAACTAGGATAATGTAAAGTTACAGTGCTTAATGTAAATAAGTTACTACTTCAACCCTGTTTCCTCCAACCAACTATAATAAGTTCCTTTCGACGGTGAACCATCCATCAGCTTTTCCCTCCACGTTTCAATGGCATCCGTTCGTGATTGATGCACCGTTTCCAACTTAGTTATAGCATCCTCAAGTGAATCCGCATCAACCTTGTTAACGAACTCCTGTTGTTTATCAGTTAAATCAACAGTTTCAAAATCTGATTTATCAACATCAATTTGCTCGTTACAAATTGCATAAGCTTCAGATTCACTTAACTCTGGATTCTCATTCATAACACTTTCCACGCATTCATCAACAACCTCTGGCTTTGTTACAGATTTATCCTCATCCTCCTCTAATCGCTCCTGCATTGATTCGGCCCATTCTAAACCTTCTTTCCCGCCCCATGCCTGTATCATCAACCGCTGGCAATCAGTTTCATCTAACTCGTTCAAATCCTGATCCAATTGGCCTAAGTGTCTAGATAGAAAACTAACCATTCTGTTGATTGTATCCTCGGATAGGTTTTCACCGTTCGCTAACTGATTAGCTCTTTCCCATCCAACCCTAGTTCCGCAATCCTCAGGGTTCCCGTGCTCATCCCTCATGTTCAACGCTGCTTGTGCATTCTCCTGAACAACCTGTGGTGGTGTTCTATCCACATCCTTTTCATCACGCTCGGAATCATTCAACCCTATTATCTCGATTTTATCATCATCTGTTAACTCTGCTTGCACTCCTGCTTCACGCAACCTGTTAACCGCTGTTCCTAACTTATCGTAATATTCTACATCATCAACATCTGTTTGCGTGCTTATATCCCAATTAAACTTAGATTCAGAATCTGTGATTCTCGGAATAAGCATTCGGTTTATTTTACTGGCTATTTTACTTGTAACAACCTGTATTCCTCTTTGCTTGTAACTTGCACGCTGTGATTGATCCGTGGCTCTGTTAGTATTCTCGAAATCAAACCCAACATAACTTGGATTAACCTTAAACACCGCTCCCAACACTTGAACAAACATCTTATACCTATCCCGTAATTGAAGATTCTTATAATTATCTTCAAAACTAACATAATCCCACGTTCCTTTACCCATGATTCCTTTGTGGCTTTTACCTACATCCGCCTCTGTAACATAATCTTTAATCTCTTTCCACTGCTGATCGTTTAACGGATTAGTTGGGTGGGTGTCCGTTTGCGTAAGCATACCTGATGCCATGCCCTCAGATAAATGCGTAATCTCCTTTCGCTCTATCTCGTCCAATATCTCAATAACATCCGTGCTTACAGATATGAAAGAATCCGAATAAGTGTTCCTAGTCTCCACGTTCAGTTTAAAATGCACAACATTATCCCGCTCTAAATCTACCGCATTCCTACCCTGTGGTTTCAGAACATACTTTTCTATCATACCGTTATCATCCTCAACTGCAAACACATTCGCCGGATCTAACTGTATATATTCAGCTGGCTCGTCACTATTCTTGTAAGTGTGAATCAACCAATAGTGATTCCCAACCTCGGCTAAATCTCTTACTGTCGCCTCAATCACCTCATTAAATGATCGTGATGGGTGGCCGTATCTAAGGAAATCCATTGCATTCTTATCTAACTCATCCTGATTTTTAATCATCCAATCGTAACTAGCAACATCCTTTGCTAACGTATCAACATAAGTTCGCACAACAGGATTAGAGGCATAATCACGCAATGTTTGAGGATCGGAATCGTATTTCACCGCCCCCTTACTTCTTACCGTTCTAAGCACACTTTGCGGTGTTTGAACCCTATCAATATCCCTGTTATCATCAGCATAATTATTTGCCTTTGTTGATGCAGGTTCCTTTGTAACTTTAGAATCAGAATCATCGGAACTTATATTATTATTACCTATCATTGTTAATTAATTCGTTCGGTCTATGTTTTATTTGTTTGATAGCATCTCCACGGAATCACGCAACTGTTTTGAAGTTTCCTCAGCATCCTCTACGCTACTAGCTCCTTTAATAACAAACTTACCTGATTTATAAACGGAAACATGCGTGTTATTCCTATCAATCAATGTTACATAACCCATGCTTGGCCTGTATTCCGTATGATGATAATAAGGTACGTGTTCATCAACCGCATTTTTTAGTTTGATTAAATCAATACTGTGTGGCAACTCATCTGATGCCATAACACTGCTTACCTGTGTTTCAACGCTCCACACATCGTTAAGATTATTTTCCTTGTCTAAATCATCCATCACATCCACAATTCTATCTATGCCTTGTTTAGCCTCATCCACGTTTGATTGCCTGCTGATTATTGATTTACTGGCAACAGATACTTTTTTATCAACATCCTGAACATTAACTCGTATATTCTTAGGTGCCTTTTCGGGTAAATCTGAGGAAACAACTTTCGGGTGCTCTGAAATAATCTCATTAACGCCCTCTTTATCGAATTCTACACGGTCGCCGTTATCATCGTAAACATAACCTGTTACACAAACATTGTGAACATCCATGCTGATTAATTATTTTCTGATAGTAAATTAGTTACTGATTGAATGTTATCTGAATTCCGAAAACATCTGATGGTTCTAAATCCCCGTTCTCAATCTCATCTGTTAACTTATTAATATCAGCTTTCTCATACTTATCTTTCAGCCTTAAACTAACCTCAGCCATATCATCAAATTTAATATTTCTAATAAAGCAATCCTTACACATTCCTTTATTAACTAATCTAACGTAATCCTTACACTCGGAACACTTTCCGAATCTCATGAATAAAAAATGAAACCGAATCCCTAAATAATATTCTCATCCAATCCTTTATCATAAACCGTGCTTCGTAACAAGTAAATCTGCCGTTGATTATCTTCACCGTTACTGTACCCTGAATAAGGTTGCAGGAACATGTTTTTATCATTCTTGGAACAATCGAACTTATCAGCAATTTCAGATACCTTGTTCACATCTACCTGAAACTCAAAACCAATAAAAACCTTATCTGATTCCTCATCATCGTAAAAGTAACTGTGTATATGTTTATCAGCTACAATTTTCCGTATCTTCTCCCTGAACTTCTCCTCCTCTTCTAGCTCGTTCCTGTAATTCTCTTTCGTCCATATCAAATTAGAACCATCTTTACTTGATGTTGTTTTCAAATCATACGTGGTTCCCTGAGCATCAACGAAATCTATTTGATTCACGTTCTTGTACTCATCAACCATTCGTAAACCTAAATCGAATTCGTCACTACCATATGCTAATGCGTATTCGGCCAAGTATCCCTGCATCTTGTTCACTTTCAGTTCTTCTTCTGATTTATCGTTATCTAAGTGGTTATCTGAATACTTGGAACACTTGTTCATTATTCTCGTTTTCAGCTTGTTCATCAGTTCGCTATCCTTTTCAATGCTTACCGCAAACTCAATGCTTTCAGCTGGCATTTTAGGGCAATACTTTTTGTTAACATAGTCTAGCATTATAGCATCAACTTTTGGATTAAATGGTGGTTGATAGCATTCTACGGCATCGTTCACATCATCGGGCAACTTTTCAATTTTATCTGATGAAACATTCATGTTGTTTGTATGAATTGAACTCATTGTGTTTTTATTATGTACTGCCGGGTGTTAATGTGTTTCGGTTCTCGGTACAACAGTTTAACTATCGGCTACAAGTTACTAACAAAAAATAGTAA